TCTCATAAGACCACCACCCATAGCTTTTTTTCTATTTTTTTTACCACCAGGTGTGATTTTACCAGAACAAACTCCAGAAGCATACATATTAGCATACGCACTTGGGTACACTTTAAATTTTCGCTTCGCCGCTGCTTTACCTTTTGGACAGAGTTTTGCCATTATTTTTTCTTTTTATATTTTGATACTTTTCCACCCTTCTTAGCAACCATTCTTTTTGGGTCATATCCAAATTTTTTTGCTAAGTCTGGTTTCATTTTAGCTAATTTAGCTAAACCTTTTTGTTTACTTTTACTTATTGGTTTTCCCATTATCCTCTCCTCGCTTTTCCGAATCCTCTGAGTTGAATTGGTTTTTTCTTTTTAATTCTTACTGCTTTTCCACCTGTTTCAGTTTTTACAATTATACCACCTTTTTTAGCTGCAGCATCACCTTCTGCTAAACCTGACATAGATTGTCCTCCACCTGTTGCACCAGGAGTAAACATTTTTTTAAAAAAGTTTCTAGTTTCAGCCTGTACGTTTGTTAAATTTTTCTTTCCTGGAACTCTTAATTGAGGTGGTAACATTCCTCTATCCATTTCTTGTTTTGCTTTAAATGTTCCAAATCTACCTTTAGTGTAAGGCATACCGTCTTGATAGATATAATCTTTGTTAACAAAAGCTGTATTTTTATTTCCGATTTTTTTAGTTTTTCCTTCTTTTGCACCTTTAATAGTATACACTTCACCTTTGTCAGTTACTCTTGTCGACAATTCATTCTTAGGTAGTATGTTACCTTTTTTCATACCAACTTTTGGCATGTTATCCATTATAGTAGTAGGTGTTTTTACTGGGACTGAGACATCTACAATTTTTCTATCGATACCTTTTGGCATGTTGTCCATTATAGTAGTAGGAGTACTTACAGAAGCATCTCCTCTTCCTCTACCAGCTAACATTAAGCCGGCACCAAGTGCACCTAATAATGCTAGTCTTTTATTTCTTCTTCTAGACTTTTTACTCATTATTTTTTTCCTCCATTTCGGAATATTTGTGTTCCCTTTATACCATATATGCTCGCAACTACAAGTATCCAAAGATTTGTGAACCATGAAGGGAGCTGCGAGAACATATCAAAGAACAATTTTACCTTGTCCATCGCAGTTGGGTCATCCGATATGACCGCATATGCGAGCACCAACACGGGCAAACTGAGAATTATCAAAACTGCCTCGTCCTTCCAGTCTGATTGTCGTGCTTCTAGTAATTTTCCCTGATAAGCCTCCTCACCTCGGGCTTGACGCTCCGCATGTAGCAATTGTGCATCTGACATTGCCATTTTTGCCTTCTGTTTGTTAGCATAAATCTTACTTCCTGCAGAAATTGCTAATTTTATTGCTGAAAACCACATATTTTTTACCTTTTACCTCTAATTATCGCTACATTACCAACTGGTTGATCCATTTTTGGTGCTGAAGGGATTGTTTTACTTAAAATTGTCTTCTCAATTGAAGTATTTGCTCTTAATTTTGCTAGTTCTTCGTTTTGATCCAACTTATCTTCGTTATTTTCTTGTGCCATCATGGCTTTCATCTTATCAAGATTCAATCTAGCCTCTGCATCTTGTGCTTTTCTATCATCATTCATTGCTCTTAGGTCTAATTCTCTTGCTTTTAACTTAGCAATAGGATCATTTCCTAATTGACCCATGATTTGATTCTCTTCTTCTTTAAATTCTTGGGTCATATCTGCAATTAGTTTTGCTTTTCTAGCTTCTAAAGACATAGTCAAGGTTAGAATTTGTTGTTGTGTATTTGGATCTTGTTGTAACATTGGGTTTTGTTGTACTGCCATTTGTAATTGTTGTAGTTGTTGTAACTCTTGCATAAATTCTATTTCAATCTGTTCTTGTGCCATAAATGCAATGTGTTCAAATATATTTTTTTCTAATGCACCAAGTACTGCAGGATTATTTCTAGCTAAACTTGTTGCCATAAAGTTTAAGTGAGTTGTAATATGTGATCTATGGTCTTGACCTTTGAACGCTTGAAAAGGTTTACCACTCATTGCTAAAATATTTTCAGAAGCTGGGTCCATCGGCATAGGTTGTTGAGGTGGTGGTAATATTTGATCAATATTTTTTACACCGATTGCTTCGTACATATCTCTGTATGCTTCATACATATTGTGTATTTGTGGATTAGACATAGCAAGTTGTAGTTCTGTTTGAGCTAAACTAATTCTTTGTGATTGTGAAAAAATGTTTGGATCAGCTACAGGTATAATATCTACTTTATCATCAAAGTCTGTTTGCTTAACCATTCTTTGCGCACCAACAACATCATAAGGATATTCTGGTGGTAGATATTGTGAAAATACATCTGCTAATAATTTAAATTCATTTTTCATTGCAGCATACATTCTTTTGTGTATTGCTGACATAACTCTAGATCCTCTTTCAAGAAGGGCGATTGTTGTACCAACAGCTGCTTGTTGATTGCTATCCCCTACTTGCATGTCTGCAATTGCTGCAAATCTTTGACCGGCACCAACTACAACACCCATCAACTGAAGTAATGTTGCTGATGGTTCTTTAAATGGTAAAGGCATAAATGCATCTCTGATGTTACCACCTGGAGCATCTACATCTCTGAACTCACCTGGTTTAATAGCTGCAGCCTCATCTCTTAATCTTATACCTCTTTGTTTAAAACCTGCAGGTAAGTTTGAAAAAGTTCCTGCATCAATAAGAGATCTAAGTGTAGCTGTTGCAGTTTTAGATAAACCACCAATCATATGTATTAATCCAAAACCATAGAAACCAAGACCAGGTAAAAATTTAAAGTGTACAAAGTAATCTATTTTTTTTCTAAGTGGATCTTCAGCTTTGTAATTTCTTCTAATAGATAAAACTTCTTTACTACCTTGATCTAATGTTACAATGTATGGTAATTTGATTCCTGTTGCTTCACCTGTTTCCATATCTTTATCTTCAAAACCTTCAAGATCTAAATCAGTATGAAACTCTAAAATTGTAAAATCACTTTCGTCTTTTGTTTTTCTAATTCCTTCTACTTCTAATTCTTTTTTATCAATTTCTGTATCTTGTGTGTAGCCGGGTTGTATTTCTATGTCTCTGTAAAAACCAGATACTTGTTTTTTTCTTAAATCATTTTCTGACATTTTTAATCTATGTACAACTGCTTCTGCATCTTCAATAGATGTTGCAGTGTATGGAACTATCAAATCGTCTGAGGGTATAAACTTAGAAACGGCTCTGTCCATTAGTTCATCGTAATAAACTTTTTTGAAAGCAGAGCCGCTAAGAGGGAGATAAAAAAGCATCTGATCGAACTCGGGTTCATACTCTTTCATCTTATTCATGAGCTGATAGTTCATGAAATTTTTTACTCTCATAGCTTGGTCCTCTTTTTGTCTGTTGATAACACCCATAATTTGAGTATGTACTGGACCTTTGGCTGGAAGTAATTCTTTGTAAGCTTGTGCTTGAAACTGTGTGACTGCTTCTCCTAATACTGGGTGTGTTACACCAGAAGCACCATCGAATGGTTCTGTTCTATCTTCGTATTTAAATCCTAAAAGATCTAAACCTTTTACGTAACTATCTTCCCATTCTTTACGAGAAGATTTGTAATTCATGTAATTAGTAAAAAGTTCTGAACCTAGTCTACCTAAAATATCTTCAGGTAAGATATCTGCTAGATTATCAAAATGTGATTCTGTTCCTTCTTGATTAATTTTGTTTGGTTCAAAGTTTACGTCTACTGAACCATCTTCATTCTCTTGTATATCTACGCCTTCACCACCTTGTGATTCTAAAACTTTTTCTTCTGCTAAAGCGACTTCTTCGTCACTAGGCGTTGTTACGCTGTTTTCCACTACGTTTGGTAGTGCCTTGTCTATTGTTGACATTTGTTTTTTTCTCCGAGTTCTTTACTACTATAATCTTTTTTCCAGGCACATTCAACCCATGTGGGTTAGGTCCGCTTTTTGGGGGTGGTCCCCCGCCTGGAATTAATTTAACCATTAGTCGTCCAATAAATTATAACCTTGTATACCAAGAGATGCCGCAAGTCCAACTATACCTGCTCTAGAAAGCGCTCTTAATCCTACCTTACCTAGACCTAAATTAGCTGCTTTTCTAAATAAAGGATTTAAACCTCTAGTTAGTTTTGGCGTTTGATCTGCAAATGCAGGATATAAATAATTTAATGGATCTGTTGCTATATCCATTGGTGAGTCTCCTTCTGCTATCTGACTTGTAATATCCATAGCTGCTAATGGTGCAAGTAATCCTGGTGAAGCCGCAACACCAAGTCCTCTTCCTAAAACTCTTAAACCTGTTTTTGTAATACCAGGTCTTGGTCCACCTAATCTTTTTGACTTCTCAATACCAGCTGCTCTTGACTTACTAGCTTTAATTGTGGTTGGTGCTGAAATTGCTGTTGCTCCTGCAATTGTTGCACCCACTGCTGGTAATTGAAAATCTAAAATATCTGGTCTTTCAAAATCTGGTGCGATTGGATCTATTGCCATAGATACCAACATATTCTTTTGTTGATCTTCATTTGATAAATAAGTTGTTGGATCGTCGTTTCTAAATTCTTTTACTATTGCAGCTCCAGCTGCCCCTGCAACACCAGCTATACCAAATCTTCTGATACCAGGATTTTTTAAAAACCCTAGAGCAGCATTTTT